GGATGTTTCTTAGATTCTCATTAAATTCTTTGTTTTGGCCTGCTTTATCGTGGCAGGACCGGCACAAAGCCATAAGGTTATCAATCTTGTTTATTGCTGCCTTGCTTCTGCTTCTTGGTGTTAAATGGTGGATGTCAACCGCTTTAGCACTGCAATTCTCGCAAGCTATAAAGCTGCTTTCATCGTAGCCAAAGGCTTTAAGATACTTTTTGGTATAGCTTTTCATTAGAATGGAGGTTCATAAAAGTTAATAGATTTAACTTGCTCTCTTTCAATGTCAGACCAATAACGTCTGGACTTAAATTCGTATTTTAATCTCACAGTTCCTGGCTTACCGTTATAATGTTGATTTTTTACTTTCCATGTAGTTATTTCAACATCATCATTTATACCTTCTCTATTTGGACGATGAACTGTAATACCAACATCTACCTTATTCCACCACATAGTACCTCCAAAAAGATTCCTTGCGCCTGGTGAATTATTATAATCTTCAGGAACATTAGGTGTTTTTGGATGCTCAATAAGAAAAGTCATAACCCTGTTTTGTTGACTGAACCTTTTAAAGCTTGTAAGATTCTTTTTTAAAGATACAGCTATATTTCTGTCTTCACCTTCACTAATTAAGCTATTAAAAGGGTCAATACAAAACATTTCTACTCCGGATTTATTTAAGTATTTAAAAGCCTCAATTACCATATTAGCATCTGGTGTATCTTCCCAATCTAAGAAATAAAAGAAATTATCTACCCATTCAATGGCCTTTAAATATTCATGTTTGGTTAATTGGCTGTATTTCTTATCGGGGCTTTTTCCAGTATAACAGTGAATTATAGCATCAACAAATTCATCTACTGGATAATTTTCAGGGCTATAAAAAGCAATCTTTCTTTTATTATTAATTGCCTGAAGTACTGCCAATTGAGTTAAGAGCTCGCTTTTCCCACTACCTGGCCAACCGGTCATACAATACATAAAACCTTTTCTGATGGTTAGGTTATCGTCTAACGCTTTAATCCCTGTTGTTTCTCCCCTTTCCTTTCCGTTTTCAAAATTATGTATAAGTCTATCTTTCCAATCGGTAGCTTTTGTATAAAAATTAGTAGTTATTTTTTTTGGCTCTTCAGTTCTTTGTCCAAAACCCTGAGAACGGAGTAAACTTGCGGAACGACTGAAATCTCCGTTACATTCAAAATAAGTAAATAGTGCGTAAGGAGTATATGCCTTATTTGGCTCTAATCCTGATGAGGATGTAAAGCAATAAAATAATCCTTTTTCTTCATGCCATGTAGCACTGTGGCCTTCTGTCTTTCCGGGTCTCCTCCAAAAATCATTATCACCTTGCTTTTTTAGCCATGTCCATCCGTGCTTTATTAATAAATCTGATACGTCTGTTTTTTTATTATAATCCTCCCAAGGAGTATCTCCTTCAAGTAAAGCTGCCTTTTTAGGCTTAACCTCTTCAAATAGTCTATTAAGCGAACGGCAGGCCGTAAAAAGATTTTCTCTCTCTTCTGGTGTTATTTCCTTAATATCTTTTAAAGTGCCGTATAATAGCCTGTATTGAGGCGTAGGATAGCAAGCTATATAACCTCCCTCTCCCCTTGTTTCAATTAGGACTGATTTATCAGTATCTCTGGCAAAAACCTGATTACCTTCAATAACTGAACAACGATAGATTAAATGATAACCTCCGCTTGGAGTTTGCTGTATAACCAATTTAGGTAAAACATCAGATGCAAATTCCTCAATTTTTGCATTAAGTTCATCAATTAAAGTTCCTTCTTTATCATTTTTAGAATCTACATCAATAACCTCAAGATTACCGGATACCTTACCGCAAATCAATCCTATCCTGTCATCATAATGAAGTTCACCAGGTAATGGTTTTACATCCTGATATTTTTTCCATAGGACTTTTGGTCTTTTGTCTTCACCAATAGGAATAACTGAAAGACCGGATAATAATAATTCATTTACCATAATCGGGGAAGTGTTTTAAAAATCCAGGCATATTAAAATAAACTTTATACTTTTCTTCCCATTCTTCTAATGTCAAGGCTTTGTAATGGAACTTAGCATTATCTAAAATTCTCATTGCCTCCTTTTGCTCTTCAGAAAGTTCTGGCTTATAATCCTTATTGGCAATGTAGTATTTACTAAAGGTATTAAAAACGTGTTTATAATCTGAGAACTCCATGCCATTATTAAGTCTAAACCAAACAGGAACTAATAAACGCCAATTTAAACCTTTGTATTCTTTTTGCCTGCCATTTAATGCAGCCTCATAAGTTTCTAAAATTGGCATCAAATCTTTAATTACTTCTCCATCTATTATAATATAATTATCAATATCAATATGATGGTTATGTTTTGGGTTTTCATTTGGGTTTATGTTTGGGTTTTTATTTGGGTTTATGTTTGGGTTTTTATTTTTTGAAGGTCTTCCGCCTTTAGAACCATTTTTAGACTGTTTATTCCAAAATCTCCTAACTTCTTCAAGCTTCTTATTTTGCAATTTTCCTGGCTCAATTTCTTCAAATTTTTCAGCCAAAAAATGCCATACTTTTTGTGCTTCAGGTTCAATCAAATTTATAGTCTTTATATCAGATGGTATAAATCCGTGATCGTATTGGTGAATTAGTAAACCTATATAAACTCCCTTTACTTGTGCTGTCATGCCACGAGTACCTCGTACCCAATCACCCATCATTAAAGGCATATAAGGTTTACCCATATCAATCCCTATTTAATGACTTCAAATGATTAATTACATTTTGCCGTGTATTGGATTTTAAATCATCCAACTTAGCAAACCATTGTAAATACTTTATTTCTTCTTCAGATCGCATAGATGCAATCTCTCTGCCTTTATACTTACCAAAATATAGAACTGGTTTTGTTCGCTCCTGAGGTAAAAACTTTATATAAGTTCCACAATTAGCGCAATTGGCCTGAACATGCTGGCCATTTTGAACGGTTACATAATCTATGCATCCGCATTTTTTGCATACAATATCCATAAAAAGAAAAAACCCATAGCGTGGAAGTTTGCTTATGGGTCATTTAAATTTAGTGGTTGTATTTATCACAGCTTCCACTCCGCAATAAATACATTGAATAACAACGCTAAATAACAAAAAAATAATGATATTAAAAAGCCATCACCATGTCCTTTTTCAACATTTTAACCTCAGTAACCCGGCTGGTTTTTAAGTTAATGTTTACATGGTGAGGCTTTAAATAAGGCTGAGCTGTTTTTTAGATTCTACTGCGGATAAGCAATTTTTAACTGCCTGATTGAAATAAGATTCTTTAAGCTCAAACCCTATGCCTTTACGATTCATTTTAACAGCCTGATAAACCTCAGAACCAATACCCATAAATGGTGTTAAAACTGTATCTCCTTCATTAGACCATAAACCAATAGCACGTTCAATAGTTTCCAGCTGTAAAGGTGCTATGTGTTTTTCATCTCTTTCCTCTCTTGCTTGTGTACCGTTTAATGTATTAGTATAGTTTATATCCATCCAAACAGGAGATGCCCACTTCTGCCAAGTGTCTACATTTATAGTACATTTTACTGGATGATGATGTTCTCCTGGCTTACGGAAAACCATAAGATAATCAGGTATACCTACCCGGCTCATACTGCTGTCTTTCTTAACCTGTTTATGGAGCAAACCAAGAGCCTTAGTTCTCTGCATTTCAACTACAGGATCTTTCCAAATCGTAACTCGTGAATGATAAATAAATCCAGCCTGATTAAAAGCATCAAGTATTAACCCACTAAAATCACGCAATCCAATATAACCTTCCTTACCTTTTTGAATAGGTAGGTCCATGCAATGGACCGCAACATTACGGCCTGACCACATAACCCTGTATAATTCTTTAACAAGAAATCCAAAAGCTATCATAAACTCCTTATAATCTTTTGAATTACCCATATCTTCAAGCTCATCAGAATAAACATATAGCTCACTAAATGGAGGGCTAAATACAGAAAAACCTACTGATTCATCTGGTATGTTTTTAATCAGCTTAACGCAATCGCCATGCTGAATATCAAACCATTCATTTTTTTCTTGTTTAAATGATCTTTCCATTTTGGTTTTGGTTATGTTTTTGTTAATGGCTTTTGTCATCGATTCCTGCATGGATTCAAATTGAGCCTGTTTGTTTTTAATTGATTGTATAACATTCTGCATAGTATCGGTAGTCAACAAATAGATGTTAACAGGATACTCTTGACCAAATCTATAAGACCTTCTGATGGATTGATATAAAGCCTCAAAGCTAAAATCTAATGATGCGAATATTTGGTTATGGCAGTTTTGGTAATTCATGCCAAACTGTGCGATCTTGGATTTAGTGATCAATACCCGAAAATGATTATTAGCAAATCCTAAAAGCCGATCTTCTTTATATTCAGGACTATCAGAACCTTTTACCTCTACCGCATCCGGTATTAGTTTGCGTAAGTATTCGCCTTCCTCAATCTGTTTAATCCAAATAATAAAATTCTCTTTTGAGTTATTAACTATCTCAACTACCTGATCCATTCTTTCAACTTTTGTTAATCTTAACTCTGCGTTAAAATCAGTTGCAGAAATAGCCACATCATTAAACAGCATACCGTTATTTCTTTGTGCTGTTTTTATTGTTCGCTCAATTAGGTTTAATTGTGGTAAGTCGTATCCTTCAGCATTAAATCCTAAATCAGATGGCTTAGATAACATTACAGCCCATGTGCTTACCCAATCCCAAAATACCTGCTCGCTGTGGCCTTTTAATCTCCATTTAGAAGTTTCACCTCCATCATGAACAAAGTACATGGCAAGCATTTCAGTACGGCTCATGATGTTTAAAAACTCTGAATGATTACCTAATTCCATTGGATCGTTAGGTGATGGTGTAGCTGTGCAAGCAAGTTTATAAGGTGTATTAGCAAATCCTTCTATTACTTGATTCCTTATGGCTCCTTCAAAGTTTTTGAGAATTGATGATTCATCAAGAACAATACCTGAAAAGAAAGAAGTATCTACTTTATCAAGTTGTTCATAATTAGTAATATAAATTCCTTCAGGTATTGCACTAAGTCTGTTTAAATCTTCATACCATTTCTCTACAATTATGTGAAACTTTAAACCCTCCTGAATAGTCTGTCCTGATACTGCTAGTGGCGCAAGGATAAGCACAGGTCTATGCGTATGTTTTACAACCTGGTTAGCCCATTCTAATTGCATCAACGTTTTACCTAATCCACAATCGGCAAAGATGGCAAACCTGCCTGCCTTTAAAGCACGTTTAACAATGTACTCTTGAAAATCAAATAGCATTGGATTTAATGTATCAACATCAAATCCGCTTTCCTGAATCCGTTTTATCTTGGATTCTAAAAATTGTTCATATGTCATAGGTTTGAATTTTAAAAGTTAATCCGGTCGGCTACTCCGGCACCGTGTATTTTCGCACATACTAACTCAGGGCTTAAAAAGGTTTTTCAAGAATTAATATACTACTTCTATCTCCTCTTTTTACGGCTTTGTTGTTTATAAAAGATTTTTAAGTAACCAGGTAAAGAACTTATCTATCGCCTCAGAATATATAACGGCACTAACAAAGATAACTGAAAAGAATAATCCTAAACCTAAACAGGCTAGTAAATCTTTTACATATCTTCTAAGAACTTCCGGATTATTAGGATAGTCAAATTGTGGGTCTAAGTCTATACGGCTCATATAACGAAAATTAAGATGGTTAAAAGAAAGATTATCAAAGCAAATAAAAACCGCTCAAACTTCTTAGCCCTTCTTTCTCGCATCCGGTAAAGTCGGTATTTTACCCGGGTTATGTGGGTTCTGTCTTCAAAGTTCATTTTCCTAAGTTTAGTATTGATATATTCTTTTCGTTCTTAATCCAGCCTCTTAGTATCTTTTCGTAGGCTTCAGTATTGTAGCTGAATAAACTACCCGGCTGTTTGTTGTTCCAAAACTGATTTTCAGGTTTCATCCAGAAATCAGTACGGCTATAAGGTTGCTTCATCCCGTTGATGCTACCCTTAGATTGGTTGTTTGCTATCATTAGTTTATTGTGATGTACGTTAATTAGTTTAAAAAGCCTGGCAGGTAGCTATTCTGCCGATGCTGATTTCGATTGATGGCTTAACCAATAACCATTAAGGATTCCTTTAATCCCGAATTATTTTCATCATCTACTTTCTATCTGCTTTTTGCATCTTGTAGGCTTTATTTCATAAAGTATTGTTTAACTCTCTTTTTGCCGTACTTAGTTTTAATATCAAGCCAGGTATCTTCTATGTTAAAACCCTCAGCTCTTAATTCGCTAATACGGTTTGAGAACTTAATACAACCGTAATTCTTTAACGCGTCTAAACCTGTTATCCGGCATCCGGTCATCAGGTCGTTTAGTATCATTTTGTTTTGTGATTCCATAAGTTAAAAAGGTAAAGTATCTGATGATGTAGTTTGTTCGTTCTGTTTATTATCTTGTTGGCTCTTCCATACTATCTTACCATTGCCTAAATAAACTTTATCCGATTTAGCTTCTCTTTCTTCCTTAGTTTGAGAATGAGCAATTGAAGCGTGATTGCCGTACTTGTCTGGTTGGTCGTGAATAATAATTGAAACGTTCAAATACTTGGATCCGTTCTGAAATGGCTTGCCGTTCTTGTCGGTTGTTACAATTTTGTTTTTGTCGATTTTGTTCAAATCTAGCGAGGCGTTAATTATTTGCATAAATATTAAATTGGTTTAAATATTTTCGGGCTTCAATAATTCTTTCGTGCATCAAATCTATTAATTCCTGATTGCGTTCAAAAGAATATTCGATAATTCTTTCTTCCATTGGGATGTCGTCATACTTGCCATTGGCTTCAATGACCTCACAGGCTTTCTGAAACCTATCATCGTTCTCAGAATCAATAACGCCTAACCTCCAGAAAGCTTTTTTCTTTTCATCTTCTATTAGGTGCTGTGGCGTGTTTACAAGGCAATAGGCCAACTTTGCCTTACTTGCCCCTGTCATATCCATATACGCTTGAAGCTGGTAGATATAGTTCTTATTGAGCTTTTTAAACCCACTTGAAAAGAAAGTGAATATATCCCATGAGGTTTTCAGGTCAATTATAACCTTTGCCTCATAAATTCCTTCACCTTCGTAAAGGTCAGGAGTACCGATAAAGAAATCGTTTTTGATTATATCCATGTTCTTAGCATAGAACTTTTTATTTACCAATGAATATAAATCAATGCTATCCTCTTCAGCGAGTGTCCCCTTCTCTAAATACTTATTTGTAAAGTCTTTAGTACGGTGATATTTGTGGCTAACGTAGCACTCTAAAAGATATTCTTTAGCGGTTTCCCCCCATTGCTCCTTAGTTCTGCTATCAGTCATTAACCTACCCATCTGTGAAGGATGAAATAGGTAGTTATCAAAGTTCAACTCCATTAGCTTGCAGTTTTTGTTTACGTAATTCTTCACGGCTTATAATTTCCATGTCCGGCTTAAACTCTACTACATCCCTGCGGTTAAGATTAGCCCCGAAAATGTTACCTATTAAATCACATGCATCCTTTACAGCTAACGTTTTAGCAATAGGGAAGGCCATAGATACAGCTCCATTATTGATATTAGCGAGGTCTGCCGGGCTTGTGCCTTTCTTTGTCTGAAGCTGGACCGCTCCTATACCATCCTGCCAGTTCATTTCACTTGTAGCAGGGTTAAAATAATGTACTCTAACAGTAACCCATACGCCATTAAAAGCAGTTCCTTGCCCGGTTATTTCTATCCTGTAGGTTTTAAATATCTTCCTTAAAAGATACTCAACCTTATCAATCGGTAGGTACTTGTGCCCCTGAATAAATGGGTGCTCTTTAACCCACTTATCAGGAGGCGGTACATTTAAGATAGCGTTAAGCCCTTCAGCTTTCCCGGCTAATTCAATATTGTCGTCAAATAACTCCTGGATTGTAGGAAGTTTTACCTCTTTACTTAATGCGCTCATATTCTGCCTGTTTTAAATGCATCATCTTTTGAATGTAGTTAACGGTTTGATAACTGATAACCTTTGTCTTTTCAAGGTCACGCAGTACATGAGCGAGGTCAAATGTAGCCTTAGAGTAACCGGTATTCTGAGCGGTTTTACTCAGGCTTTCAATGCTTTGTTTAATTGTATCCATATTAATAAGTTATTTGTAAGTATTCCAAAACCGCATCTATTCTATTGTGTTGGCGGCCAAACTCTTTTGCCATGTGACCGGCAGCGTTAATATAATCCTCTAATATCTCATAAGATAACTGTGAAGGGTCATTGTCAAATTGTCCTTCAATCTCATCCAGCATTTTAGCTAAATGTAAAGCGGTGATGTCTGTTACTGTTTTCATAGTTGTTTTCGTTTGGTAATTCAAAGTACATTGAAATAAATTTAATATCCTACTATTATTTTATTTTTTATTTTAATTTTATTTAGTTAATATTGTGCCATGAAAGTAAAAGAAACACGAGGCAGACCTAGAAAATACAATTTTAGCCTAAAAAAAGGACAATCTGTGACAATGCCATTTAGTAATGGGGCCAGGGTTACGGCTTTAAAATATGCTAAAATGAATGGATTAGGATACCGTAGTTGGGTAGAAGATGGGCAATTGACTATTTTAAGGATTACATAATTTTTGGTATATGAAAACACAAAAAGTTTTAAAAATTGCCGAAGGGCTGGTATTAAGAATTAATCACTTAATCTTCTGGTGGTACTATCGAAAGGTAGATAACCACTTTAAACAATACACATTTTTTAAAAGTGTAAGCCTTTTAAGGCAGCATTGGGAACATGACCAATTTGTTATAAAAGGACAAAATGAATTAATACGTAAAGCAATTAATGAAAACAGTAATTTAAGAATACAGCAAATATATGATAACAATATCTAATGGACTTAAAAACTCTTTAATAGTTTTAGAGTTTTTGCGTAACAACGAGGATTTAAAAAATTATACAATTCACGTTGGAACATTTACTAATTGTAGAGAAGTTGGCCTTACTTTTATAATAACCGGACTTTATAAAGATGGTGATTACAAAGTGGTTGATAACTTTACTTTTTGTGTTTACGAACACCGTAACTCAGATGAGATAATTGTAAATGGGAAAGAAGGATATGTTTGTTTAAATGGAGAACTTCCCTATGGTGGTGAAACTAAATGGGATTACATAAAATCTTTTTCATACAACAAACACATGGAGGCTGCTGATTATTTAGCCTCTTCAATTATTGAACATGCTGAAAAAAGTTATACAAAAAGGGAAGATGAAAAAGCAGCTACCACTAAAGGTTGAAGAAGATTTAAAAACTTCTCTTTCAAATGAGGCCGCTTTAGACGGGCGGTCTCTTAATAATTATGTTGAATTTTTATTAAATACTCATCCTGCGCGGGACACATGAGCAATTACCGCCAATGATTGGCAAGTTTATACAGGCCGAAAGCAACACCTAGATAAATAAAGAAACAAAAACTATAAATTCATTTTAAAACAAACAGAGCGATGGAAAAATTTAGAATTAGAGAAACTGTATCTTGTTTCAGAGTAGAGAAATTATGTCCAAAAATTAAAACAAAAAAAAATTTGTTTGGATGGCCAGTGTCATGTTATGAAGACTATTCAGATATGATTTGGTTACAACTTGATTCAAATGGAAATCCAATTGATTTACCTAAATCAGATATCCTTTTTCTATACACTCCATGGCCAGAAACATTTAGAACATTTGAACAAGCAAAAGCATTTATCGAAAAGGTCAAAAAGGAAAAAATTATCGTTGAAATTTAATCCTGTGGGTTGGTGTTTGTTTTAAAATGAATAACCAAAACTTAATAAATAACCCGTCACACGGCTTGCATAAACTTAATATTATAGGCACGTATTGCGTGTGCGGTGGCTTGGGCGGGATTAGTGCTCCGCACCCCGCCAAACTCGTAAGAAGCAATATTGCCTATAATGGATGCCGAATATATGACGGTTTTGAGCGAACACGAACTAAATAAATAAGCAGTAACAAAAAATTAAATACC